ACCCAAGACTATATTTTGGGCAGTTGTATAGACAACTTAACTACAGACAAATACGATTATTTTTTTAGCGGCACGCCCTGCTACGAAGATTTGGAAGTGTTTGGCGTAGATAAAAACAGGCCAGAAACATACAAAACAAAATTTCTGGATTGGTTTGTCCCTAGATTAAAACCAAGGCTTGGAACAGTAACGATAGCGTTCACAGGCTGTCGCAGAGCAAATTCACAAATATTGCCAAAATTTTACTATTTGAACCAATCGTTCTTCCAATACGGCTATATCTTGAGAGATGTGAAGTATTATGTGAAAAAACGTGCATATGACGGCTATTCTCACACAATGGGTCACGTTTATACATTTCAGAAAAAAAACAAGAAGGGCATCTACAATCTAAGAAGCCATAAGCTGTATAGCACTTATGGGCATGATTTGTGGGGACCATTCGGCAAAGAAAAAGTGATTGATGGAGAGGTCGTTGCCCAGCCATTTGAAGTGCCTGAGTATTGCATCCAAAACTTCACAAATGAAGGCCATGTGGTTTATGACCCATTCGGTGGGCTTGGGACAACTGGTTTGGCGGCAAAATCATGTAACAGAGGTTATCTGGTTTATGAGATACGACCAGAAATACACAAAGCGGGAGTGGAACTGTTCAAATGAGAACAGACATAGACTACCGCTTAGATGAAAACAGATTTGCAGGGTTTGATTTATTCTACAAGTTTATGCTTGAGACAGGCGATTGGTCTCCCGACATCAATGTTGAAACATGGATAGCTTCAGATTTGGGGTTTGACTTTGAGAAAAGATGTGTGATGGGCTTGTTCCATGGGGCTACTTATGCGGGACCATGCGAGACAATGTTTTCAGACCAGTTCCCTGTTTTCACCCCTGACATTGCAGATCAAGCGGTTGAGTTCTTCTACGATAATAAAAAAAGACTGTTGTTCAGCCCAGACTGTAAATACAGAAAGCTGGTGTTTGAAAAGTTTTTGAGAAGTGTCTGCCATTCTCTCAAAAAGTATGGGTCGTTGGGTAGATATATTTCAGTATCACTTCAGAAAGACCCAATATCAAACTACAACAATCTAAAAAACAAGTGCATGAAAGATTGGTTTCATTGGGGTCGAATGGGTCATTGGTGTTTCACTGAGGCACTAACGAAATTTATTGATGCCCCTCTATTGCCACCAACAATGGAATTTGCTGATGGCGCAAGCCACAGGGCAGGCTGGGCATTCTGTATAGGAAAAGATGAGTGGGACACAAAAACAGTCAGCAAACAGGCAATAGAATACCTTGAGGCAACCGCTTCAGATTACATCAGGGGTATAAATCACCCTGACGCTGGTTTTCTAAGCCTTGAGACAGCTTGCTGTAATTACAAAAGGAAACACAAAGGCAGTCGTTATGGCGGCTGTTATATTGACGAGCAGTCTTGGGAGATGGACTACATGAGTGACCTTTGGCCTGAGTATCAGTGGCTTTGGGACAAGTACATGGAAGGTCGAAAGGCCATAATACCGCACAGTCTTTTGGCTGAACTACACCCAGACAACAAAACATCTGATTCAGCGTATGTATCCAGTTGGAATAATGCTCTCAAAAACTTTGGCAGAATACCAAGGGTGGAGGCATTTTTTAACAATCAGCCTCAACAGTGGCATGATTTAGACAAGATGAGGGAAAGGTG